AGCAGCAAACAGCGGTCGGATGGTGGACAGGTTCGGCACAGGCAGACAGGCCAGTAGATTGATCCCGTGGCCTTCTGCGTTGAGTTCCTGTTCTGCTTGCGCCAGAGACTGAAAATCAAAGGCCAGCGAATAGACAAAGCCATTTAGGGTGATATCGACCTTCTCTACTGTCGGATCGATGTGTTCTGTCTTGCGCTTCATGGGGGATGGTTCCTCTTATGTGGGTTAACAAGTAGGCAGGGAGCGACCCCGCACCCGGAAGGGCGTGATTAGGCGATGGCGGCAGTGGTGATCGTCCAGGCACCGTCGATAGAGAGTTCGATCTTCGACGTATTTACCTTGTCCTCTTCGAGGTCGATGGCACCAGCCTGGGTGACGAGCGCCGAGAACCCAACAGTCACAGTCTTCGCAGCATCGTTGTCGTTATAGATAATCTCGAAATCATAAGGAACGCCAGCTATCTGTGCGGCTACAACGGCAGTCTGCCCTGAGTCGGAGGAAGCGTTCTTCGTCGTGAGGCTAATCGTCTGGAAGTCGAGAGTAGTTCCCAAGCGGCGAACGACATTCGAGGATAGATCGGTCGTTGTCACAGTACCAAGCTTCATGCCTTCCGCTTGAATGTCCGTGATGCCGCCAACCTGGGTAAACGAAGTGGAAGGAGTACCGACGACGGTAGCTCCGCCGATGCTAAGAGTGGCCAGCTTGCCGAGTGAGCCCTTGATATAGGCGGGAGTGGTGGGCATAGGTTATAGCTCCTGTGTAGCCCGAGGACCGGGCAAGGTGGGAAAGACTAAGCGTGAAAAACGTAGAATTCGATCCTGGCGATGAATTGCAGAGCCTCATGATCGAAGTAGTCGGTGGATGAGAGGTGCAGGATGTTCTGGATGCCGTCGATCTGCGCGTCGAGCAGCGTGTCCAGGATTGCTTGCCGCAGGTTCACAGCATCGCTGTAACTGGCTCCCCATGCATCAAATTGCATTCTGGTGCGGGTCAGGCCGGTCGATGTTTCGAGAGATGGTGTGGTGACTGATGCGACCAGTTGGTATGTGATTGCTGGAAACACCGGATCAATCCGAAGCACTAGCGGATACACGCGGGTGCCACAAATTGCCGTGATCGCAGAGGCTGTCGAGAGTGCAGAAAATAGCGTCTGTTCGATCATGAGTTATTCCGAGGCGTTCAGTTCATAGCAGAGAGCGGTCAATTCTCTATTTCGCTGGTCTGTATTAAGTAGGGCTTCAACGTTGTATGTATAGACTACGCCGGTCGTCTGCTCCGTGTAGACGATGCGCATGTTCGGCTGGATAACAACGGCGTTTGTCCAGCGAAACGTGATCCGATGTGTGACCTTCGAGACGAACTCCGAGGTCGCATAGATCAGTTGAGAGCCTTGAATATCGATTGATGCCCAACAGGTATAAATCGTGTTCCAGGTAGATGACGGTTGGCCGAAGGAGTCCTGGGCCGCCGTCTGCTGCTGGATCTGGATGCGGCGATTGAGCTTGCCCGCTTCCATTAGAGCCACCAATAGAATCGATAGGGATTTAGCAGCGCATCGACTGCACGCGGAGCCGGTCTCAGATTCAGTTCTGTGACATCGGAACGGTGTTCATACCAGTGACCGATCAGCAGCAGGATCGCTTGCTTGATCGAGACCGGACAGGTATCGACACTGGCCCCGTCACCCCAGGTGCCGGAAATGTAAGTCACCTTTACGCTGCCGGGGATGTAGTAATCGGTGGTAGGCCACGTAAGATTGATCGCTGGCACGATTCGCGCCGGTTCAGACGCCGGATCGACGTTATACGTTGAGGGATCGAGCGTCTGCTCTGTTCCATTTACATCGAGATAGGTGATGGATGTCACGGATACGAGCCTGGGAACAGGAAGGCGGAGCGCCATCGACTCCCACAGCGCGGAGAAACGCAATGGATTTCTGCGTTCCATCGGGATCGTGCTGCGCCAGTCGCCATAATTGAATTGATCGAGACTCAGGACATAAGTCTGATTGAAAATGGACCGCTGCATGATCTGTTCACAGTGCTCACGCGCAGCCGTGATGAGAGCCGTGATAAGCGCATCGTCATCGCTAAAATCAACGCGCAGATGCAGCTTCGCTTCCGTGAGCGATACCGGCTCAGTGGCCGGACCTGTGATGAGTTGATAATTGAGCATTAGCGGATTTCGATGGACTTACGTGTTGCTTTTTCCCGTCTCTCTGGCTGAGGAGCAGCGACAGCAGCGGCATATTGACATGCCACGAATTCAAGAGCGCGATTGTCAGGCAGATCGTAGGTCTGCCCGCGCGTGAGGCGCAGGCCGGGGCCAGCTACCGAGACATTCATTCTGATTTTCATGTGGGTGAGTGGTGAGCGGCGTGCCTCGTAGGCTCGCCGCTCGGGTTCGTTACTTCACGCTCAGGGCGTTGAAAGGGGAGATTCCCGCGTTCTTCGAGACACCACCGACACGAGTCCGGATGATGAATCCGACCTCATCGGTGTCTGCGAAACGCTCATCCAGCCGCTTGATGGTCGGGGATCCATCAGTACGCAGCAAATAGCCCTTCTTGAAGTCACCGAACAGGATCGACTTGTTGCCCGTTGCGACAGCGGGAAGCGAGTCGTTGATGACAACGGGACGGCCAAAGATCGTCGAGAACGGATCACCCTGTGGGTTCGCATCGAAGATCGGCTGGCCAGTCGTTGCAACGAGTCCCATCAGATAGGCGCGGGTAGCGGTTGCCATCTGCCATGAGCCATTACGCGCATAAGCAGCGGTGACCGAACCATACAGTGCCGCCACATCCGGATAGGCAATCGCGCCAGTTGCTGCCGTCGTCGGGCCTGCGCCCGCGACAGTCAGGAACCCAGCGATGTTGCTGGAGTTTCCGTTCGTGACATAGTGTTCGAGCGAGACGCCCATCACATTTGCCCACTGCTCTATGAGCCATGCGCCAAGGTCGAAGTTAGAATCCGCCAGTTCCTCGGCGCTGATCTTCACGATGCCGCCCAGCTTGTCCACTTCAACGATTGCCGAGGTATACGTGGGATCAATCTCAGGGAACGCAGTTCCTTCCGTCACCAGAGGGAGAACAGTGCTGGTGTAGTTGACCAGCGACATCTTCATCGGCGCGCCGTTGTTGTCGGTCACGCGGTTGTCGACGATGCTGAGGATCGGCGCGAACTCACGCAGTGCTGTGACCAGTTCAGGGTTGAAAAGCTGCGGGATGACTGCGGCACCAGACGCGCTGGTCGTCAACACATCGCGATACTCAGCATCGACGCGGCCACGCTGCATAAAGTCACGAAGACCAGCAATGCTGCGTGTACGCTGCTCGCCGTTCTCCTGGCCTGCGTTGGGGCGGGCTGCAGGCGTAAACTCACGCTGCTCCGCTTCATGTGCCGCTACCTGTTTCAACGAGGCAATACGCTGTTCGAGGGTGGTGGCTTCCGCCAGCATGGTGTTTGCCGAGGCGAGCTGTTCGGCAGTAGCGGATTCGCTGCGGAGGATCACAGCGGCATCCGCCATCAGTTTGTTGCGCTGCTCCTGGAGAGCCTTAATCATAGTTGTTCCTTCGCCGCCGGGAGACGGCGGACTTGGTGGGGTGTGGAATGTGGAGGTCTGGCAGCTATCGGGGAGACAACTACAGGGCAGCGGATTCCATCTCCATGAGGTGGAGTCGGAGTTCAAGATGTTGTTTCAATCGCTGTGAGCGCATGTCACAGGAGCATTGCTCATCGGTGCAGTCGGCATCGGAGCAATCGTCACAGTTACCGTCTACACACTCTAGACACTCGCAGAGGCATGCTGCGTCTGTCTCAGCGTCGTCGCGCTGTTCCAGTCGAGTCCAAATCTCTCGCGGTGCAGTGCGCAGTGCTGCCGAGGTTGCCGGATACGCCGGAAAGGATGTGATGGAGATTTCGTACAGATCAATGTCAAGCAGAGTGCGGATGATGTTGCCCTGGGCATCGTCGGTCCAGGTGTCATTGGCTACTGAGAAGCCGAAGGAGCATCCGGAGATATCGCCGCGTGACAGGGACTCCGCAAGATCATTACCTGCAGAAGTGTTCGGGAGAGTGCAGATAAAGTGAAGTCCGGTCGGTTGGTCGTCGAGAGTCAATGTTTCGGCGATGGTGCGCCCCAGCAGTAACTCAGACTTGTGATCGCGCAGACACAGTACATCGGGATTGTCTTTCAGGGTTCGCGTCAATGCGCCGGGTGCAACAATTTCGGTGAAGCCACCAAGATCGACCGACTGCGAGTTGTACGTGATCGCATACCCAGAGACGACTTTGCTGCCGTCCTCCCGCGTCGCGACCCGTAACTCAGTCGCGGCAACCGTGCGGATTTCCCGCTGATTAGGCTGCTGTTTCTTCTTCATCTTCATCCTTCTTGGGATTGTTTACAGACTGTTCGTTGATGTTTTCTGTGTCAGCCTGGGCAGGTAATTGGTCGGCATTGGCCATGTTGACCGGGTAGAAATAGACATCCGCTTGAGGGTCATCGATGGTGTTTTCGCCCAGCTTGCGGCGAACATCATTCGTTGAAAACCATCCCCACTGCTTTCCGAGCGCGTAACCCTTCATCTGCGTTTCGAAGTCACCGTGCATCCGACCAGACAGATCGAACTCGGCATAATATGCGCCAGCCTTACGGCCAACCTGGGGCATGATCTTGCGATTCAGTTCCCCTTCGAGGATCGAGATGATCGGCTTCAACGTATCGATCACGAATGAGATATTGGTGTTCTCCCAGTTGCCGTTGCTGAGGCGCGTAGTATCGCCCACCATGTTCGGAGGAACACCATAGAGCGCCGCAATCTCCGTCCGCTGCATCTGCCGAGTCTGAATAAATTGGGCATCTTCCGGACTCAATGTGAGCGGCTGGTACTTCCAGTCGCCCCATAAGACTGCAGTGCCGCCCTGATTCGATCCACCGTGCGACCTCTGCCAGGATTCCTTTGCTTGTGTTCGCTGCTCTGGAGTTGCATCGGCTGGGGCAATGAGGATGCCGCCAGGGCGTGCACCATTGCCGAACAACTTCGCACCTGCTTTTTCCGCAGCACGAGCAAGGCCGAGAGACTCACGCGCTTGCTGGATCGGCGACAATCCACGGATACCATCGAGCGACAGTAGCGCGAAGTGACATACTTCATCTGCGGGAAGAACTTTCCAATTGCCTGCGTTTTGTCCTTGCCGTGTTCGGAACGCGAGCGTTCCATCCGGTAGACGGTGAGGCTCCGTGATCGTTGGAAGCAGCGGGTACAACTCCGCCACCTGTCCGGCGTTGTTGCGCACGATCTGGCAGTATGCATTCCCCGTCAACATCAGTCCGGTGATGATTGCCACCCAGAAGCGATGCCTGTCCATTTCGGTGTTTGGTTCAGTGCCGAGAATGTAATGGAGCGGATTGTCGAAGGCCACTTTGCTGCCGGTTGCCGTCCGCTCACGTAGAACAAGAGGCAAGGAGGCAATCGATTGCGCCAAAACGCGGATGCATGCATAAACAGTAACGATTCGGAGCGCCGTCTCGTTATTGATCGCCTCCCCGGAGACAGTCGCATTTCCGCCGCCCATCTCGTACGCCCATTCAAAGCCAACGCCACCAAGTGGAACGGATGGTGTGTTTAGCGTGGGCTGCTGACGGAGTTCAAGCGAGACGAAGCCGTTATCCCTGCCGGGAAACAGGGCTCGAATTGAGGAGAGGATTTCCATTTACCAGACTTCGGGGGACCAGGTTTGCTTCGGGGTGGAGGGAGCCAACATCGCCCGGCTCATGGCTATGAAGAGCGCAACAGCTGCGTCGATCTTGTTCTCAGGCCGTTCCTTCTCCGGCATCGTGTAGTTGCCGACCGACGTCTCGCGAGTGAGGATGTTTGACATGCACCATGTCAGGACGGGGTGTCCGTCATGGTGAAAGCGGCCATCGTAGATCGCCGCTTCGAGTTCTTTCATCGCGGGAGAAAGCAGAGCGGGCGACGGCGGTACCTCTACGCGAGGAATGCCTGTCTGCTCAGATGTTCGCTGGCTAAACTGATCGGCATATCTTGGGTCGTAAGCAAGTTCCTTGACTTGATAAGCGCCTATGTCGGCGGTGGTGTCAGCTTCGATCTTCGAGTAGTCGATGCTGCTGCCGGGAGTGGCAATCAGGTAGCCCTGCTTGGCCCATCGCTGGTAGTGTTGATTCGCCGGATCGTTGACGCGATCCAGAGGAAGATAGGTACGGCAGAACGCATAGTAATGAGGCTTGTTACCTTTGCTATCGTCGCGGAATAACGAAACTGCGGCAGAGAGGTCAAGCTTCGAGGCAAGATCCGAACCAAGCCAGCAAGGAAGTCCTCTTACAGATTCTGCAGTAAGCACCGGATCGTAGCATTTATGCCACGCCTGTATGTTCATCCAGGCACTGCCTGCGCTCATCCACTGATTGAGGTGCATGGCGCGGAATGCATTCTGCCGCGCTGGATTGCGAGTGGCTTCTGCCTGATCGAGCAGAAGGGCCTCTGTGTCGATGGACACACCCAGGTTCGGGTTGGCCATCTGTAGGGCTTCGAGTGATGACCACTCGACGCTTTCATCTGCCATATAGATAGCGGCGAAGATGCGGTCATTCTCTATCGTGCCTTCGAGAATCTTCTGGCAGTCGAGCTGTAACTGATACGCCGGGTTTTCTGTGCTCGATACTCCCGCCGTGGTTACGGTCAGGAGCAAGGAGTTCCGACGCTTTGCAAGGCCGGTCCTGAAGTTGTCGTACTGCTGCGAGTCGGGAAGCTGATGAGCCTCGTCCATGATGCAGCAATAAGGAGCGGAGCCATATTTAGCTTTGCCGATGACTGCATGAAACTTTGCGCGTGTTGTCGTGTTGAAGATCGACTTCGCGGCGGCGGTGATACCCAGCTTCTTATAGGCAGGTACTTCGCGGATGAAGTGTTGCGCCGGACCGAATACTGTAGTTGGCTTTCCTGTTCATTCGATGTGGGTTCTTCAGCGCCGATGGACTGCATGAACTCGGCGAATGGGTCGGCGCCATTCGACGGCGCTTCAACTGAGAGGCGGGATCGGCTGGCGGGGGTCATCCCGAACTCAACTAAAAACTTACGCATGAGGTCGAGAGACGTGTTCGCTATGCCGACATAAGGGTTCGGTATTGGGAAGCCAGACTTTGGAGACTTGATAACGAGCCCGAACTTCTGCAGGTTTCCCTCTGCAACGATCCACCGTGAATATGCAGCGCAATACGCTGCTAAGGCGGCGCGATCAACAGAAGTGAGCAGGCCAATCGCTGCGAGTTCAGCTGCGATACGCTTCCATTCTGCCCTCGCTATTTTATCGAGGTGGGGTGGGCACTTCGGCATGCCACCGGGTTGCGGCTCATTCTTGTTCAGCGAACGTTTGCCAGGGTTTCCCTCAAGCTGCTTCAAGGCTGTCGGCTTCGGCCTGCGTCCTGCCATACAATTCTGCTTTCTTGCCTGTAATCTTTTCCCACCGGCCAACAATCATGTCGCAATACGCAGGATCGAGTTCCATGCCGTAACAGATGCGATCCTCTGATTCTGCTGCGATGAGGGTTGAGCCTGAACCGAGAAACGGGTCATACACGATATCGCCACGCTGGCTATTATTCAGAATCGGGCGGCGCATGCATTCGACAGGCTTTTGCGTGCCATGACCAACGCGTTCCTCGTCACGATTGCCAGTAGGGTTAAGTGATTGAATCTCCCAGACTGTTGACTGCTTCCGATCACCGGCCCAATGACCAGTGCGTCCCTTCTTTACCGCATACCAGCACGGTTCATGCTGCCAGTGATAATCACCTCTGCTAAAAACACCCTGCTGCTTCGCCCAGATGATCTGGCTGCGTATGTTGAAGCCGCAATCAATCAGACTCTGGGCGACGAGTGAGGAGTGCAATGCACCGTGCCATACATAGCAGACATCGCCTGGGAAGAGTGACCATGCTTCGCGCCAGTCGGCCTGATCGTCGTTGGCGATACTTCCACGCATCTTCACTGCAGCCGTCGAGAAGCCGCCTTTACCATCACGCCATGTGGGATCATACGAAACGCCGTAGGGCGGATCGGTGACCATCAGATGAGGCCTCGCACCGCTCAGCAAACGTTCAACATCGGTTGCCGATGTTGAGTCGCCGCACAGAAGCCGATGCTTACCGAGCAGGTATAGATCACCACGCCGGGTTGCTGGTTCCGCAGGAACTTCAAATTCGGCATCTTCCTCGTCATCTTGATCTGGAGGCAGGAGATGATGCAGTTCCGCATCGGTGAAGAATGGCTGAAGGTCTAACTCAGTTGCAAGCGAACTGAGTACTTCAGGGTCCCAGGCAAGGCCAGTTCAGCAGCGCGATTATCGGCAATGGCAAGTTCTTTCGCCCTCGGGTCATTCAGGTCCAGATCAGTGCGCTGGACGGCGATGATCTTTGTGCCATCGGTCGGAATTACGACTACTTCATCGATCCCTGCGGCGACGGCATTAGCTGCTGTTTTGTTTCCGGCGATGATCTGGCCGTGCTTGTCGATCAGGATACTGCGACCCGCACCATAACGCTCGAGGCTGTCTTGGATAGCTCTCTGGCCGCGCTTCGTGCCTTTGTTGGCGTTCTTTGAGTCGGGAATTAGGTCAACTATTTTCATCATGGCTTGCAACAAACGCGCATTGAAACAAATTGGGTTGATTATTGGAAGAATTCATGACAGTCTGTTTTGCACACGCGAGGGAGGTGAGAAGCCTCAATGAAAGATCGATTAAGACCTCTTCCTATCTATGCATTTTGTTTCGCTGCCTGCTTACTCATTGTTGCTTCAGCACTGTATGGTGGGCAGACGGATAGTGTCGTCCACGGTAGAACCGACCCTAAAATTGTTGGCCTGCCTAATCCAAATGCGAATCAATTGGAGACAACCCTAGTGCAAAACGAAGGTACTTGGTCAGCGACAAGTGATCATTCCGGGTTATCGGCGGATGCCTGCAAATGGTCAAAGCGTTATACATTTAATCGCGACCACAGTGTCAAAATTGATAACTGTCCGTCTTCACATGATTTCTCTGATTCATCTAATCGTTACCCTCAAACATGGCGAACAGAGGACGCCGACGGCGACACTTGGTTGATTATTGGAGATCATCGTTATCAAGTGCTCTTTATCCCGGATCGCGGAATTCATTTGATGCAACTCAGAGAATTTGGGGCTGTCAAGCCCCTGCCCACGGAAACAGCAACGTTTGTCTTCGACTCAAAGAACCAGAGGTTCTAG